CAACTAACTCTTTTCTATGAGCCATGATAAGAAATCTGGCTTTGGGGTTTTTGCTAAAGACTTCTTTAATAAAATGTGAAAATATAATGGTCTTACCAGCTGCTGTTGGTAAGGCAATAAGCGTTGGGTCTTCAGGCCTGGTATCAAACCAAGAGTGAAGAGCATCTATAGCGTTGCGTTGGTAATATCTAAGTTTCAATGAATGACTTTCTTTTGATCGCGAGGTTGTATCAAAAGCTGCATTAACTCTTCATGTTCATAAGATTCAAGGTTATCCATTACTACCGTGGATAGTAATTGCATAGCGTCATAAGGCGTGTGTGAAAATTTAAAAGATAATTCAACACAGAATCTTGCGAGAGTAACTACAGCTGCTTTAGTGTCTAGATCTTGTCTAGACCAATCATCGATGCACATATGTAAATCTTGCATCACTTGATCACAGGTTTTTTCATCTAAAGAATCTAGGGAATTTTCTTTGTTCATTTTTTTTTTCCACATTTAATAAAGTTAGTTTAGCATCTTTTACTTTCTGGTCGATGTCAGTTGGCAAACTATCAAATGTTTTGTCCAAAGAATTCAACAAAGATTCCATTACGTTAATGAGGTTGTTGGCCTCTCTCTTGTCTATCAGCATATCTTTTCTCCAAAAAAGATGGGAATAATATTCCCGGTTTAGTTATAATAAAAAGGCGAGGAGTAACGAAAGCATATCTCAGGTCGTTCATAGCTTTAGTTACTCGCTCGAGGATTCCACCAACAACATCACTCTCTCCTTTTAATAGGTCGACCTGTTGCAATGTCATGGTGAAAATCATTTACTTATCCCAATCAAAAGGATCTTCTTCTGATGAGTCACCACCGCTAGGTGCTGGTGCTGGGGAAGGGGAAGACGTTGCAGACGAACCGCCAGCTAAAAACTTAGCGATCACATTCTTATCTTCCCACTTCGTACCATCACCCTTATCTCTGCCTTCCTCTATACGAAGCGTGGCATTGAAAGGGACCTTCATCATGCTTTCAAGATCCTCCAAACCGAAAGCTTCCATATCAGGATCCATGCCCATGGCTTTTCTCCAGTTACGAAGCTTCCCTTTAGAGACGTTTAGTCCGTTGCCTTCAAGCATAAAGTTTTCCCAAACTTTCCTACCTGAATACTTCGGTCCCACAACCTCATAAGTTACACTCAGCATCTTATGACCTGTGGCTTTACTGTTTTTACTTTCCCATGACTCTGCTACCATCTCATAGTCTCCAGCAGGCATAGGCCCTATCGAACCGCTGTCTTCTTCGACATCAGTTAAGTTTAGATTAAATAAATCATCCGACATTTTTCTTCTCCTTCATTTTAGATTTTAAAGATTCTTTGAAAGCAGTCATGAATGCGTTGAAGTCAAGATCCAATGGGGCGTTACCCAAGTCAACTCTACTCTTAGCATCGAAGGCTGCGGTGAATTTATGAAATAACTTTCGCTTGCCATATGACACTGCTCTGGTCTTTTCATTAAAACCCTGGCCACTAGTACGAGTTGATACCTCGTAGTTAGCAAACAGGTTGAAGTCTACCCATTCCCGGATCATCGATGATACCTTCTTGTGTAGACTCATCTCCCAACGATCATAGGGCTCACGCTCTGGATCATTGAAAGTTCTGATAGCTACATGAGAGAGCAAGATAACATTCATCTTTTTCTCCAGTAACAAATCAAACATTTTAAGTATCCGCCTATATAACTCAGCGGATTCTGTGTAACCTTTACCGAAACCTAATGACTCAATGGACTTAACTGAATGCATGTCGCAAACTTTTTGTTGCACAAGTTTCTCAGCCCAGTCGGTGGTATCAAACACCACAGTTTTGTAATCATGTTTCTCTTCATAAAGAGTTTGTAATTGTTTAACAATGTCATCGTATGACTTGCATAGTTTGAAAGAAGATACATCTAAAAAGTTTGTACCCTCTTCTGTCTTAATAAATATAGGCCTAGGTGCATTAGATGCAAAGGTAGTCTTACCTATCCCATCAGTTCCTGCTACATTTATTTTTATTGCTGGCACCTTGATGCCTGTTTCAATGGTATCCAATAGACTCACCTTGGTCTCCTATCATAATGGTTAACGTTGTATGGTTCTTGTGAAGCCACATGCTCTTCCCAAATTGATGACAAGGTACTTGGTAAATATAAACCATTTATATCTTTCATCTTGCAACAGAACTCATCAAAGTTTTCACAGCCTGCAATGATTACTTCTGTGTCTTCAGTCAAACCGATTAAAAAATCTCCTGTTCTACTCATCACTTCCTCCTTTTAATGGATCAATGAATGTGACATAAGGTCTTTCATTAATCTTGGTTGTCAAACCTTTCTCAATGTACTCCCAAGATTTTGGATCTTCATCCTGAAGTTTCTTGGTCGCACGAGAATCCTCCACATACTGTTTAGTAAATGGAAAGTTTTGTAGTTCTTTTGATAAATCATTTAAGTAGTCTTGGTCCCATGACTTGGTGACCTTGTATTGCACTCTTAAATCTTTGGGTATCAAACCGTTAAGCTGCACTCTTTTAGATCCGCCAGAGTTTGATAATAGTTTCGTGACTTCAACAACTTCAGGACATACAGCAATAGCCTCGTCTAAAAGTTTTGATTCTTCACGCAGTTTTGATTGGTTTGATAGGTTTGCTTTTTTTAACTTCAGCAAATCTACTAGGCCATAAGTTTTATAGTTAGTTTTATCTTCCATAAGTTGTCTCCAATAACAAATACAAATACCATCATAATGATTATCAAAACTTTGTCAACAATCTTCTTTACTTTTTGTATCATGTCCCTTATGATTGTCTTCGATGCGCTTCATTCGTCTTCCCCCCTAAGAGGTTGACGTCCTCCTTTTTTAGAGAAGCGCATCACCTTATAAGGAGAGAGATGGAACTAAAAGATTACATAGAAAAACGTGGCGAAGAGAGTCTTGCAAAAGAACTCAAGGTCTCGGTGTCTACGATTAGATCGTGGAGATACAGCACAAGACAACCCTCTGTAAACCAGGCCAAGAAATTAATTAAGATGACCGGGCATGCTCTTGATTGGGAAAGTATTTATGGTGCAGTAGAAGAGAGTTAGTCTTGGAATTACATTTAAATAAAAAAGGAGAAGAGATTCTTGGTAACAAGAGAAAGGAAATGTTGGTTTCTTTTTATGAGAACAACTTTCATTTAATACCTTGTGGATCCAAGACAGATGTCATACCAGATTACTATAAAACAAGACACCCTTATGAAGATGATGATGTGTTGGTTAAGCGCTGGGCTAAGACACCAAGAATTAAGTGGGCAAACTATATTGAAAAGCAGGCACACTTAAAAGAAATAAAACAATGGTACTTACAATTTCCGAACTGTAATTGGGCAGCTGTCACTGGAATTAATTTTGTGGTGCTTGATGCAGACACACAAGAGGCCTGTGATTTTTGTGAGTCAGGACAGATTACAAGAACAACACTTAAACAAAGAACACCAAGAGGTGGCTATCATTATTTCTATGCCATCAACCCAGATCTAAAAATAAGAAACACCACAGGCAGGCTTGATGTCAGAGGAGAGGGTGGCTATGTCATGGTCTCGCCTTCGGATCACTACATGTTTGAAAGCGTGGACGGTGTTGAGCCAAGAGACATGGATGACTTGCCAATACTATCAAGTCAAGACATGAATGTAATCTATGACTTTAATAATGCAGGCAAATCAAACTCAGACTTAAAGACACCGCTATCAATGGATGGTGTTGGCAGTGGCATGAGAAACGATACGCTTGCAAGATTGGTAGGCAAGTGGATCCTCGAAGGTTGGGGCATGCGTGAAGTCATAATCAAAGCTTTGGACTGGAATCAAACTAACAACCCACCCATGACTGTGCAAGAAGTATTGCAAACAGTAAACAGTATTTGCACTGGGCACTTGAAAAGAAACCCAGAGGATGTGGCTGGTATTACAGAGTGGAAGACCAGTCAGTGGCAGATACAATTGACAGATGAACTCAAAGAGATCATGGATCAAGAAGATCCTATCGAACAACAAAAGAAAGAAGAGAGACCTGAAAGAGATCCGCTTGGCCTCAAAACATTTGGTGATCCTTTTTGGGATGGCATGGATTCAGATCGCATCGAACAGTTTTGGGGTGATGCATTTGTCTTTGAACAATCAAGAGTCTTGCTCTTGGGTAAACCAAAGATTGGTAAGTCACATTGGTTAGGTGCATTTGCTGCTGCGGCCACAACAGGCACAGAGTTTATGGG